AAGAATCTTCTAAATCATTTACATTAAATAAAGATGTTTGGGCCAAAGCGGTTACGGATTCTATAAAAAATAATAATGACCCAGCAATTGTTGTTATTTTGGGAGAGGGTAATCAAAAGGTCAGGCTTGCTATAATAGAGTTTGCAATACTAGAAGAAATGGTGAATAATGGAAAAGACAGAGAATAATAAAACTACGCTAGAAATGATAAATGGATTATCTGAAATAGCAGATTATATGCAGGACGAAGACTTAAATACTGCCCTAACATTTATTGCTAAGGTTATCATAAAGCCAGATATACCAATGAATGTTGCCACACTAGAAATAGTCAGGTTGCAGGCCATTGCAGCAAAGATGGCGTTTAAGGCAACATGGATGGCTAATGTAGACAAGTCAGACAGAGGAAAGAAGAATATTTATTACACAGCAGCAGAGTCAATAAACAACCTTGTATCTGCTCTCAAGTATATTACTCGATGAGTAATGGTATAATTATATAGAACAAGGGAAATTTATGACAAAAAATTTATTAAAGCAAGTTATGATCAAGGACACAAAAAAGAAATCAGAGCCCACAAAGGCAGATAATTCTTTTATTGATGGACTTATAGAAACAATACAGTCTGGCTATACAATTAAAATAAAACCAAAATTTACAAAAAAGCAGGCCTTCAGTCCATCTACTCTTACATATGGTGCTGGAGAATGTCCTAGATTTTGGTACCTAGCATTTGACGGAGCAAACTGGTTTGATAATGCTGACGCCTATGGTGTTGCAAACAGAACTTCTGGAACACTTAGCCATGATAGAATTCAAGATGCCATACTTGATGCTGGAATATTAGATGAAAGTATGGAGTTTGATAAAGAGCCAAATAAATATAAAAAGCAAAAACATCCAGCAATGGAGTTTAGAATAACATATGACGATCCACCAATCTCAGGATATGGTGATGTAATGTTAGACTATAATAACAATAAAATCTTGGGTGAAATTAAAACAATGCCCAACGAAGGCTTTGAGTATAAAAAGGCAAGTAGAAAACCAAAATCTGGTCACCTTATGCAACTTCTTATGTATATGAAAATAAAGAAGATGGATAAGGGTGTTTTGATTTATGAAAATAAAAACAATCATGAGTTATTAACATTACCAGTATTAGTTAACGATCATTATCGTCGGTGGGTAGATCAGGCGTTTGATTGGATGAGAACTGTGAGAAAGGCCTGGGAAGACAGGACTTTACCAGAAAAGACATACAGAGCAAATTCAAGAATTTGTAAAGCATGTCCAATCCAAAAAGCATGTGCTGAAGCAGGAACAGGGGTAATCAAAATTAAACCTCTGGAGTTGCTAGAAGATGAAGCATTGTAATTGGTGTGACAATGAATTTGTAACAACAATAAGTTATCAAATATACTGCTCTACTAAATGTAGAGATGAAGCAACAAAACAAAAGATTGCTACAAGGTATATGATTACTAGAAGACAAAAAAGAAAAGGCAAAGATAGAAGATGTAAATCTTGTAAAAAGATTTTATCTATTTATAATGATGACTTATTGTGTGGTCTTTGCCAAGTAAATCCCAGAGATGTTGACAAGGCACTAAAAGATATTAAAGGCAGGATGAATGGAAAGCAATAGCCCAAAAATTATTTGTTCTATAGATGCAAGTACAAATAGCCTTGCCTTTGCTCTTTTTGATACCGAAGAAAAAACATTAGGAGTTGTTGGAAAAATCAACTTTAGTGGAAATGATACTTATAAAAAAGTTATGGATGCTGGTCAAAAGGTTAGGGCATTTTTTGACTACTACGGCGGATTTGAAGCAATCGTAATTGAGCATACAGTATTTATGAATAGCCCAAAAACTGCTGCTGATCTAGCATTGGTACAAGGTGCTATCCTTGGTGCTGCTGGTCAGTCTGGTACCAAAATTATAGGCAAGGTATCTCCAATAACGTGGCAAAATTTTATTGGAAATAAAAAGTTGACTAAAGAAGAGCAATTACTAATAAGAAGTCATAATCCTGGAAAATCTGATTCTTGGTATAAGTCTTACGAAAGATCTTTCAGAAAACAAAGAACAATCAATTTTATTAATCTAAACTATGATAGAAAAATTGATGATAATGATGTTGCAGATGCCTGTGGAATTGGCCACTGGGCAATGCATAACTGGAATAAGGCTATAGGGGTTGACAAATAGGGCTATGGGTGCTAAACTATATACAAGCGAGGCTTGGCTCCGTAAAAGGTACCTTATGGACAAAAAGTCTCCACAAGACATAGCCAAAGAGTGCGGGGCAAGTGTAGAGACCATCTACGTATATCTTGCAAAGTTTGGACTAAGGAGGTCAAAAAGATGAGTACTATAAAAAAATTATTAGCAGTGCTAACTATTTTTGGTGCATTTGGAATAGTTTATGCCCTGTATGCATTAAAGACTATACCAGATACATTTGAGTTTGATATAGATGAAATGGAGCGACGTGACTATGACAGAGAAATTTAATATTACAGTTGATCAAGTTAATCATCCAGAACATTATACAAGCGATCCGTCTGGTGTAGAGTGTATACAGATTACTCGTCATAGAAATTTTAACATTGGAAATGCCTTTAAGTATTTATGGAGGGCAGGACTAAAAAATGAAAAAACCCATATTGAAGATTTAAAAAAGGCAATCTTTTATATACAAGATGAAATTAAAAGACTAGAGGGGAATTATGACAAGCCCTGAAGAGGATTTAGTAAAACATTTAGATCAGGTAAACCTTGTTGTTGGAGAATATCTAAAAGGAAATGATCCAACACAAATTTCCAAAGAGTTAGCAATACCAAGGCAAACCGTTGTAGGTTATATCAATGAATGGAAAGTCATGGCATCTGCCAATGATGCTATTCGTGCTCGTGCTAAAGAAGCACTTGCTGCAGCAGATACACACTACAGCAAACTTATATCTAAATCATATGAAGTTATAGATGAAGCATCGATGACAAATAATCTTGGTGCCAAAACTGCTGCAATTAAATTAGTTATGGATATTGAGTCTAAGAGAATTGATATGTTGCAAAAGGCTGGGCTACTAGAAAATAAAGAACTAGCAGAGGAAATGGTTCAGATTGAAAGAAGACAAGAAGTTCTTATGGGAATACTTAGAGACATAGCATCTGAATATCCACAAATTCGTGATGAAATTATGAGAAGGCTGTCTGATATTGCAAAAGACAATGAGGTTATAACAATTGTCCACGATGTTCGATGACTTTTTAGAAGCATTAAAAGATGATCATTTTGCTGAAAAACCAGTAGATGTAAAAACCTTCGTTGAATCAGCAGATTTTTTGGGGCAGCCGAAACTTTCAACTATTCAATATGATATTGTCGAAGCAATGAGCCAAATATACAAAAAAGAAGATTTGCAAAATCTTTTTGGTGAACAAGATGGGTCCAAACATTATGATAAGTACACAAAAAATGAAATCATACTTCAACTAGGAAAAGGTAGTGGAAAAGATCATACATCCACAGTAGCCTGTGCATATGTTGTTTATAAGTTGTTGTGCCTAAAAGATCCAGCACGGTATTTTGGTAAGCCACCAGGGGATGCTATAGATATTATCAATGTTGCTATTAACGCACAACAGGCTAAGAATGTTTTCTTTAAAGGCTTCAAAACAAAGATTGAGAAATCTCCTTGGTTTGCTGGCAAGTTTAATGCTAAAGCAGATTCTATTGAATTCGATAAATCAATTACAGTTTATTCTGGACACTCAGAAAGAGAGTCTCACGAAGGTTTAAACTTAATGATGGCAGTTCTTGATGAGATTTCTGGTTTTGCTCAGGAAATCGGTACTGGAAATGATCAAGGGAAGACTGCAGACAATATATATAAAGCCTTTCGTGCATCAGTAGATTCTCGTTTTCCAGATCTTGGGAAGGTAGTTCTTTTATCATTTCCTAGATATCAAGGAGACTTTATTTCAAAAAGATATGACGAAGTTGTTGTAGATAAAGATGTTTTACAAAAAAGTCATACGTTTATAATTGATCCATTACAAAGTGAAAACAATCCAGATAACCAACTTCAAATTACTTGGGAGGAAGACCATATTAAATCTTACAGGTATCCTGGCGTTTTTGCATTAAAAAGACCTACGTGGGAAGTTAATCCAACTAGAAAAATTGATGATTTTAAAATTGCATTTTTAACAGATCTTGGAGATGCAATGCAAAGATTTGCTTGTGTTCCAACCTACTCATCTGATGCTTTTTTTAAGCAAACAGAAAAGGTAAGAAACTGTATGAGCATAAGAAATCCTCTCGACAATTTTAAAAGATTTGAAGAAAGTTTTAAGCCAGATCCAGATAAAACATACTTTGTGCATGCAGATCTTGCACAAAAGCATGACAAGTGTGCCGTAGCAATTGCTCATGTCGATAAGTGGGTTAATGTTCAGGTAATTAAAGACTATCAGCAAATATCTCCGATAGTTATTGTAGATGCAGTAGCCTGGTGGGAGCCAAAGGTAGAAGGTCCAGTAAACCTGTCAGAAGTAAAACAATGGATTCAAAACCTTAGAAGGCTTGGCTTTAATATAGGAATGGTCTCATTTGACCGTTGGCAATCTTTTGATATACAAAATGAATTAAGAGCGGTAGGCATGAGAACAGAAACGGTATCAGTAGCAAAAAAACATTATGAGGATATGGCCATGCTTGTATATGAAGAAAGACTTATAATGCCATCAATTGACCTGCTTTTTGAAGAATTAACAGAACTAAAGATTATGAAAAATGATAGAGTTGACCATCCAAGAAAAAAATCTAAAGATCTTGCAGACGCTGTGTGTGGTGCTGTTTTTGGTGCTATATCACATACCCCTAAAGATCAAAACCTTGAAGTAGAGATTCATACTTTTAGAGACAAGCCACGTAGAGTTGACACGCTCCCAGAGAACGTGATACAATATAATCCTAGTCAAATAGAAGCAATAAATGACTATTTGGATAGACTAAAAACAATATAAATCAAAATGAATAATAAAAGGAGAAAAATGAATTCATTTAAGAAAATCGCTCTAGCCATGGTTGCAGCCATGACTACCGCAACAATCGTAGCAACACCTGCAAGTGCTGCTGTAATGACAGTCGCTGTATCTCTTGACGGAACCGCTA